TTTACGATACACAGTCCACTCAGCCTTGGCCTCATCTGCTAGTGGCGAGTCGTTGTACTGAGTCCAATCGGTTTCTGTTAATTTGGCATTGCGCTCTGTACGAAGAATAGCCCAACTACGTGCGAGGGCGTCAGCGTCAGCTTGGTCTTGGTTGTTGACGACTGTCTGGGCTTCTGCATCAATAACCCAGTAGCTTGTCTGACCACCGGGATCGGGGGCGACGAAGCCGCCATAAGTTGCAACGTGACTGACAGCATCAGACTCGACGGCGAAGTCCTGATATTTGTCTAAGACACCGTCCGTGGATTTAACAATTGCTACAAAGTTTTCCATGTCCCTTCCTTACATGTACATGATGTTGATGGAGCCAGCGTCGAAAGTGCCACCGCTAATAGAGAGTTGGGTTAATTCGGCAGACAATGATTTAGAGCCACCCGTTACAGTCATCTCTACATTACCGATGCTACTTGTTGCGCCAGCGGCGTTCCAAGTAAAGTTGGAGCTATCTTTTAGCGTTAAGGTGAGGTTACCATGCTCTAAGCTAACAGACCCTCGGCTATCAATAAGCCACGCGGCGGTACTTGTGACGACGTTTGACGACGGCCCAAAGAACCCACTTCCTCCAAGATAACCACTGGTTTCTAAGCCGCCAGCATCACCGATAGTAATATCAAAATCATCAACACTGGTGAAAGATACCCCCTCAAACATAATAATAATAATCTTTGTGCCAGAGGGGATTGACGAAAAGGTTACACTCGTTCCAGAAGTACTCGCTTGTTCTGTACCGAGCGTGAAGCCAGCGGTGGCAGCAACAACCGCTGCGCCACTAGCCTTAGTGTAGGAAACGCATCGCCAATCAGCACTAGCGTACTCATACATGACCGCTATGTCGCCAGCGGCAGTCGTGATGTTAGCCGCTCCCGGTAGGATCAAGTCAGCAGAGTCGTGTGTAAACGTCAGTATGCCATCAAAATGTAGGGTAACGTATGATCCTATACCCTGCGTGGCTATGGACGTTATAGTCGTCGTGCCAGTGACATCGAACTGATTTCCATCCTTACCCAAAGTAAGCGTGGTTGCAGAAGCAATATCAGAGCCTTTGGTTTGGATAAGATAGTCTGTAATTTTAACGCCACCCGTTCCCTTCCCTTCCAGGGTTAGATTCGTGTTGGTGCCAGTACTGGCGATGACGCCGTCAACTTTGAGATCGGACAAAATTTATCTCCTTATTCTGGCGGTGTCGGCCACGTTGGGTCAGCAGGGTCTACACTTTCCGGTAAGTCCCGTAGTTGCTCCCTATGCGTTGCCCATTCAGCCTTGGCTTCATCCGTAAGAGGCGAATCAGCACCTTGGGTCCAATCGCTTTCGGCCAGCAACGCATTACGTTCTGTACGAAGGGAAGCCCAACTGCTTGCGAGGGCATCGGCATCAGCTTGGTCTTGGTCGTTGGTAATAGTCTGAGCCTCTGCATCGACTACCCAGTAGCTTGTTCCACCGCCGGGATTAGCCGCAGCAAAACCATTGGGAAGGTTATTGGTAACGTGATCTCTCGCTTCTTGCATGGTATCAAAATCAGCATATTTATGATGATCTGGGTGTGTGTGATCTATTGCGACGAATTCTTTCATGTCATTTCCTATCCGTAAGTCAGTATGTTAAAGGAACCAGCACTAAAATCATCCGTTGCTGACCGGGCCAACGAAACAGATGTTAATTCAGCAGATAGGCTTTTGTGTCCACCCCCAGCAGAGGCGAAGGTGGTGGCCTGACGCATGCCCGCTGAACATGTCCATGTGAAATTACTGCTATCTTTCAAGGCTAAAGTATATACTCCACTCCAAGCCCCCGCCGAACCTAAGCCCTTTACAACAAATCCATTAGTTTTTGATACAACACCAGCAGACGCTACATTTACCCCGATGGCTTCACTTACATATCCAGATGTTTCTACACCACCCCCATCTCCAATTTGACATATAAGTTCTGCGGTGTTTCCGTCGAAACTAACGCCCTCTACTGTAACGAAAATCAATTTAGTTCCAGAGGCTATGCCGGAAATGGTAGCGACAGTTCCAGAAGTCGTCGCTGCTTCCGTTCCTAATGTGCCGCCGCCAGCACTTGCCGCCGCTGTAGTCTCAATGCTAGTGACCACTACGGTATTCGCTGCGGTAGCGTAACAAGTCCACACATCCCCTGCGGCTGTCGTGACATTAGCATTGCCTGGGAGCACGATACTTGATCCATCCGTAACCGTGAGTGCTCCATCGAATTGCAACATAAAGAAGTTACCGGATTCAACCGTCATTGCCGCGAAATTTGTCGTTCCCGTTACGTCGAAATAATTGCCATCAACGTCAATCACCAACGGAGAGGCTGAGGATATATCACCACCTTTTGTCATTTTTAAAGTAGAGGCAATGCTAACTCCCCCGGTGCCCAGCCCGTCGAGGCTGAGATCACCATTCGTGCTGACTGCCGTAATGGCGTCTGTCTTAACTGTTGACACTTGTTTTCTCCTTCAGGTTAGATAACTGTAAAAGTCGCGCCACTGGAAACCGTCAAAGTCACTCCAGAAGCAATCGCGAGGGGGCCGGTGGCACTACCGTTGTCGGTAGCGGACATCGTCTGATTAGTGTCTAGTGTCTGTTGGTTGACACGAATGATGTCGCCGCTATTACCTACAGACGATCCAGAGGCTCCCTCACCAAGGAAGGCTCCACCGCCGCCACCTCCTGGGGCCGTGCCAGCTAGGCTCCAGCCGGTCATGCGGTAATCACCTGTATCGTATTCAACGAACTCCACCTCATCGCCAGCTTCGGTAGTGAAATTAGTAGCTCCAGCGAGGATCAGGTCAGTTGAATCATGTGTTAGTGTAACAGCACCATCGAAGTGCAATTTAATTAAAGTTCCTGGGCCGCCAGTGGTATTGATGCTCGTCACCGTGGTCGTTCCCGTGACATCGAAATAGTTTCCATCTGTCAATACAGCAAGTGCAGTGGCAGACGCTACGTCAGCACCCTTAGACCATTGGATTTGTGCGCCATTGCAATCCAAATCTGCCCCAAGTTGCGGACTTGTGTCGTCCACTACATTCGCCATGCCGCCGCCATTATCGCCAGAAAATGCAATAGTTACACCGACTACATCGCCATCAGATAAAGTGCCGAATGTCGCCTGATGTGTCACGGCCACTTTCGAGTACGTCGAGGCAGACGAAACGGCTCCCGAACATTTGAACACCACTCCCGCTGTCGCTGTTCCCGCCTCTTGAATGTAAATCGTGGCAGAATTAGTCGCAGTCGGATCATCTAGGGTGTCGATAAGAGCATTAATTGAAACACTATTTCTTTCGACATCATCGAAATAGAGAACCGTAGCTGACGACAAAGTTGCATTATTGGCCCAAACCTTCCCCACACCTTGATCGGTATCAGTGGTAGTAGTCTCCCATGTCATCTGAATGCCAGCGGCCTTTGAAGAAGAATCTACATACGCTTTCGCGGCCTGTTGTGTGGTTAGTGCGACTGCACTGTCAGAGGACATATCGTCTTCATCGAGAATGCCAGCGGTTATGGTTGCCCCAGCATTCAGACCAAGAGATGTAATTCCAGCTAACGTACCAGAGGTGGCCGTGATGGCGGAGCATTTAAATGGCGCATAGGCATAAGTCATATTACCAGTTGAATCGGCTGTGGCTGTGGTTGTCGCTGCAACGAAATGGTCTCCACTCTCATCCCAACCCAGGAACGCATTATTCCCGGTTGAGCCACGTTCCATCAGGAGTCCGAGATCGTTGGCGTTTGAACCAGCACCAGAATTTAATTCGATGAGTGGGTCTTTAATAGTGGTGTTGGTCGCATCATTCGTCACCGTCGTGCCATTGATCGTCAGGTTGCCCGTGACCGTTAAATTGCCAGCAATATCGGTGTTGGCTGTAGTCTGGATACTGTCAACCCACAGTTTCAACCATCGAACACCTGTCGATCCCAGACTGTCCGTGCTGTCTGTATCTGAGAGAATATCCCCGCCGTGGGTCGTGACGCCTACGATATGCGCCGTGCCAGCTACACCTATACCGCCATCAGTGTGGATGCTGCCTGTGGTGCCGCTGGTGGATGTAGTAGTAGCGTCAACAGACAAGATGCCAGAGGCAGTAATAGTGCCGGTGACGCTCATCCCGGCGGTGCCGTAATCGACGCGCTTGGTTCCCCCAAGAGTTAATCCGACATTATCTGAGCCGATTCTGTACCACCCAGAATTTGTGTCATCCTCAAACGCCAGCCCAGGAGCCGATGCTGATCCATCAGGGACAGTAAAGACTGCCGAAGCTCCCGTGGTGTTAACTAGCGCTGTAGCGTCAGCATCCCACTTGAGATAGGAATTCGCTGAAGGAACAGGGATTTCACTAGAAGCGCTGCCTGTGTAGGTCAAGGGGAATGCGAAGGATCGATCAATTTCTTCTTGCTGCTGAAGATCGATCATTAACAACTTGTCGAACTGTTTCTCCTGAACCGTAGCAGAATAAGCCCCTTGATTATTTAGGTCGGTCTGTTGCTCCAGTGTCAACACCCGCTTGATAGTGATTTTTTCAGTAGAAGGAAGGAGCGTGCCGCCTGAAGCCGGATAACTGATGGAGCC